CATAAGTGCGATTGGCAATCTTGTCGGGTTGCCGCGCATAAGCTTTGGCAATATCCATCGATGGGAAATACTTTGGAAACACGCGAAGCAAACCTTCGGCGTTGTAATTTAGATTCTCGGTCAGCCAAACATAGCCGCCTGATTCATGATGCGTCTGCGCAAGAAAAGCGGCAATACGTTTGGGCGTGTTGATCTCGTAATCTTCCAGCAGCGACCGCCCATCCAATTCAGTCTGCGCACCGAATAACGTGTCATGCCATTGATCGGCATACTTGCTGTTGGGTATAAATGCTTTGAATGCTTTGCGGTCAATCATTGCGATACATCCTCTCAATCAATATGTCGCGCCGCAGTTCTTTCATCTTTTTGATTTCTACTGTTGCCGCTTGCTTCAAATACCACAAATCAAAATACATAAATCCTAAGATTGGCATCACAATAAAAAAGCAAAGCAACACGCCCATCACTGTAATCAATAGTGACCAAGGTATGTTTTCGTCATCGCGCTTCTTGTCGTTAGCCACATCAGGAATACTCCGTATAGAACTACGAAAATTGCCGCCGATACCCAAGCCGCCTTTGCCTTTATCGCCGCCAGTTTTCTTCTGCGTTGCCATGCTGCGATCTGCGCCAATCTCAATTCTTCAGCGTGCGCCGCTTCTTGTTCGGCAACTATTTGCTGCCACATTGTTTCAAACTTACTCCAAAGTGCGCCCAATTCTGACGGCGCTCGATATGTCATGGTTTCGCGAATCTCAGCCATCATTGCATCAAGCCTTGCATTGATCAGTATCCGCTTCAACGCACGGCGACCGACACTTTCCTCACCACGATAAACCTGCTTTGCTTCCAACTGCTCTTTTAGGAATAGCTTGCTGATTGCGTCATGCGCATCCATTAACGCGCCAAGCTGGTTGCCGATCTCTGTGAATACGTCATTCGGATCAGCCTTTGCTATTTCCTGAACGCGCTGCACTTCAGATAAATATTGCTGTTTTTGTGTTGGTGTCGGATCGACTAATTTGTTGTATTGTTCTTTTAAGTCTTTCAATACATCGTTGACATCGCCCGCCGCATTTTTAATGTCTTTGTATAATTTGCAACCGGCTTTTACTGCGGCAACTGCTGCGTTTGCTGCTGCAAGTAATGTAATCGGATCAATTTCACCACCCGATTATTTGTCTTGCTTGTTTTCAAGCCGGTCAAATATCTTGCCGAGCATCTCTTTAATGTCGCGCATATCTTCCCGATAATCTTCGCGGCTTACATAAGTGTGTGGCATAGAACGCACATCCACATCCAACTTGTCGATGGATTTGTGAATGTTGTTCAACACCCAACCGCCAAAAAATCCGGCAATCGCCACGGCAATATTGAATAGAATCTGCGTGTCCATAATTTCATCTAAAGAATTTTCCGACCATCCAGCACACTACCGAATATCGAGTTCCGCTGATTATATCCTCAACGCCATGCGGCATAAACGATGGAAATACAATCACTGTACCCTTTTCTTGCGGTGGATAAATTTTCTCATGTGCAATTTGCAGGTAAAATTTTCCACCTTCGAAATCATCATTCAGAAAAGCCAAGACCGTAAGCTTGCGGCATTCGCCCTCTGGATTCATGAATGTATCCATGTGGGCGGTATAGCGACCACCTGCTGGATACTTTAAAAATTCGGCTTGGTTGGCATGGGTAATGTCAAACTTCCACGCCCGATTGTTTGCCGCCAATCCTGCCGCTGCTAACCTGCCGCCAATGTCCTTGTAAACCGGCAACATCACGCGCTCGACATTTCTAATGTCTGGATTAATGCCGCCCTCGCCAGCGCCAATAATCGGTGGCAATTTATCCAGCGGATCATAAGCCGCAATAATTTTGTCGCAAGCATCCGGCGTGAGGATGTCGGTATATGTCCAAAATTGAAAATCTTGTGGCGCTTCTTTGGGCAAATTTAAGCTTGGTCGCTTGTCAAATTTCCAATCCGCATATTTGCCATTGGCATCGACATAATGCAAAAACACTTGCGCTTGCCATTTGCCTTCGGTGTATTTTTCGCGCCAATGATACTTATTCATGCCTTGATACAAAACGGCATCGCCAACTTCCATGCAAATTTCGGAAGCATTAGATTTGTTGATGTCATCGCCCATGTATATAGGCCATACATCGCCTTCAAATCCAAGCGTTATGGTCGCGCTGATCTCGCAAGATTCGCGATCAGTATGATTGACCAACTCATCGCCCGGCGCATATAGCCGAGCATAGGAATACGTTGGGTACAGTTTGCGACCGGATGCCAATTCAAAATTGGGCAATAAATCCACCAGCAACTTATCAAACGTCATTGCCCCATGTATTGCTTCCGACAATGGGCATTGAATATCTTTTGTTGTCTTTTGCTGCGCGACTAAATCTTTCAATGCTTTTGTTAATTCAGCGCATGAATCTTTGTGCAAAAAATCTTTTAGATGCACATATTTATCAACATTAAATTGTGTAATTTGGTCGCACATATTGTTTTATCCTGTCGTGTTTTATTGTTCAACTATTGGCGGTTGCGGTATTGGGCGCAATCCGTTTTCAATCCAGTACCATTCATCGGCAACGCAATCATCGGGGCAATCAATCCAATACAATGGGCTTGCAACTTCAAATGCAACTGGTTCAACTTGCGCAATCCGACATCCTGAATTGCCAAGATAATCTGTCACTTGCTCAAGTGGCGAAATTAAAGCTTTCATTAATAAAATTCCTCCACAATAACAATGCCCGATCCGCCGTTGCCGCCGGGATAACCAGTTGCACTTGCCGTTGATTTGTTAGCCCCGCCGCCACCACTTCCATATCCAGTACCCGGTATTCCGTTTCCGTTACTAAAAAATTGAGCGCCGCCAGTTCCAAGTATTGATGGTGCACCAGCACCAGCAACGCCACCACCCACTAATCCAGTAGGTTGGGACATACCACCTCTATTGCCTGCTATATTTATTGTTCCGCCAGTACCACTACCACCAGCCCCACCCGCCGAATAACTTGTTGACACTACGCCATTTGCGCCAGCAGTTGCGGAACAAAATGCACCAAATGAATTAGTACCAAAACCAGCCGTTATCGCAACTGGTCCCGGTATGGTTGGCGCAGGAATCCATCGAATTGCCGCACCCCCTGATCCGCCGCCTGAACTTGCTTGAGTTGTTGGTGCTGTTGGTATATTAGCCCCACCTCCACCAGAACCGATAACCGTTACTTTAACTTGCAACAATCCTGCCGTTTTTGTCCAAGTTCCCGGTGTAATATAAGTATTAATTCCATCCGCTGCACCAGAAACGCTGCCGGTTGTAAATGTCGTGCCATTCCAAACAACCGCTTGCCCCGGCGTGCTGCCGACCAATTCAGTCAGTGCCGATGTACCTGCGCCAAGTAACAAAGCGCCCGATGTAACTGTCGATTTTCCGGTGCCGCCATTAGCAACCGGTACTTGGTTATACAAGGCAGTCGATGCATCCAAATTGCCGGATGTATTAACCTTATTTGCAAGCTGTGAAAGATTAAATGCCTGTGTCATGCTGCACCCGTTCTTGAGAATGTTTGTTGTGAAAGTATTGTCATATTTGTGTTTGGCGTTGGGTTTAATGCAAACGTACCGGTTGCGGTTGTGTAATCATTACCTGCGCCCGGCACACCAAGACAACCATTTAAATACAATTCAAATGCTAGTGGATCATACGAAAAAGAATAAACTGATTGACCGTTTACTGTATTAGTTGAGCTTAACGCTGGTGATCCACTAGGCACGCCAAAGTTATTATGAGCCAATTGGATAATTGTAAAATTGCCGGTTGCGGTTGATGGAAAATTATTGACCACATTTGATGCAAGATCGTAATCTTGATCATTCATAATTGTGCCATTCAAAAAGAAAATTTCTGCACCCGATACAATTTGAAATTCTGTTGGCGAATAAGTTGATGCGGCAGACAATGAAACATCCCATCGGCTAAATGTCCGATATGTTGAACCCAATGCGCGATAACGGTAAACCGAGTTGCCAGCGGTTGCTGTAAATGTGGTGGTAAATACAATCTGCTTTGTCGAATAATTAATTGACGATACCGTGTATTGCGTTGGTGTTCCTGTGTTTGCAAATGTCAGCACATCGCCTGCGTTAATTAATTGACTTGGCAAATTGGAATATGTCAGCGTATTAGTTCCTGATCCAGAAGCATAAGCAATGTCCATGTTTGCATAATAGGCCGCAGTGCTAGTTGACCGGAATGAAATAATCGTGACGTTATCGCCTGCCGCGCAAGCATTTAGTAATGTTACTGCGCTAGTTGTTTCTGTATATTCACTTGTTGGCACAAGCAATGCACCATTTCTAAAAACTAAATCTTGCCCGTTAATATATCCTGCGCCCCTTGTCGCTGGCGTAAACACGGTTTGCCCTGCCGTTGCAACAAATTCATTGCTTGTGTAATAAAACCCGTCAGGAGCAACAAGCCCAACAACGCGACCATAAATATCAATGGTTAAGTTTGCGCCGCTGCCGGTAAATGTAGGCGATCCACCAAAATCAAGAAACTGCGCAAGCGATCCAACCAATGTGCCATTGGGGTTGTTGGTAATAGCAATTTCGCCGCCACCGACCGTTGTGGTTCCAGTTGTCAGCAATTGCCCTGTGCGAATGTCCAAATCAATCGAATTGGTTCCGTCTGGTAATGCCGACCATAACGATGCATCAAAGGTAGATGCAGGCACATAAGCCGCTGTTGATGCGGCATAAGCCGCCGGTGCAGTGCCAAAACTAAATGTGCGACCAGTGCGATTAATATAACAAAGCTTGTTTGCTGTGCCGAATGTTGGTTGCGCCAAAAACCATGTGTAGTCAGCCGGATTTGTGCTGAATGATGACGATGCCGAATTGAATAGACCGTAATAATTTTTACCGATTGGGCTTGATGAAAATCCTGTGCCGGTCAAACTATCGCCATAAGCAACAATCAAATATCTTTCGGAATAAGCGAATGTTGTTGGCCTCCATTGGAACAAAGCGGATGCCGGTGAAAATTCGCTGCTGCCAAGATCGTTGACCATCCTGCTAAAGAAATACCAATTACCTGCGGCAATGCCGCTAATGGTTACTGGTGGCAATGCAGTTGATGGATTGTACGGATTGCCGGATGATTGAATTTGCGTTGTGCCAGCAAAGATTTTTTGCGCCGCAGTTGGATTGGCAAAGGCCGAATACCAAACTTCTGCATATTGTGTAATACCCCCAGGACTGCTGGTGACGTTTACTTGAAACGAAGGATTTGCAGCATTAGGCAAAACACCGCCAATTGTCGGCGCTAAAATTGTGCCAAAGGTTAGCGGATCGCCCAAGCCGGTATTGGGTGCCGGAGTAAATTCCGTAATGTTGGCATCGTTAAATACCGCCGGATTAAATTCCATCAACGACAATGACGCTGTGATGGTTCCATCCGAACCAAATTCTTCCGTTACCCTTGCAATTCTAAATAATTTATTTGTCCATCCGTAATTCGCATTGGTAAGCGTGACAATATCGCCAGCCTCAAGCTGCAAGCCAATGTAATTAATTTTTACCTGTACCTGCAAATCTTCGCGGCATGATTCCAAAAACCGATTGGCAAGCAATTGCGCACGAACATTATTGTTGACCAAGCTTAAGGTAATTTGTTGCTTGTTTACTGGTTCATTTGGAAACAACAATGTTGGATCAATTACCGCCAAATCAAATGCGGCACTAGCAAACGAATCCTTTTCCGATCCATCTGGAAATTTAACTTCGGCAATATTGAATGAGTTGCTAATGTCAATGGGCGATACGTTTATGCCTGAAATGACGTTTGAGTCATTCAAAGCCATTGCAACCGTGTATGTTGGTTGCTGAACTATTACGCCCCATTTGCCTGTAATTTCATTGTATTTGACTAGGCAATCGCAACTGGTTGCCATCGCTTGAATGTTTGAAAGTATCGGTTGATTTGTGTCCAGCGAACCGTCAAACCTAAATCTTGTCAACGTCAGCGCCCCGCCTGTATAGGTGTTGTAATTTATTGTCTGATCAGAATAAACATTTAATGCGGTCAAACTTGCCGTATCAACATTGGCAATATCAAGCGCAGCGCCATATCGCGACGAAGTAAAATAATCCAGAAAACAATCGCCCGGTTTATATCTTGAGTTTGTAATCTGAAAGCGTATTGTGTCCAGACCGCGAATGTTTGCAGAAACATTGTATTGAAGTTTGACAATCGCAAAAGCGCAATTGCTCATTAATTTTGATGAAGGCCATGTATAAATAAGGCCGGGTTGATTCATTACTTGCGTTGCCGACAATGAAGTGTTTGTCGGGCTATTTATCCCACGGCGGTATAGATAAATATTGATTAAACCATTAACGGTGGTATCTGAAAGCAAAGTTGATTCATCATATAAAGCGACAACTTTGGTTAAGTCTGTGCCATCAAAAACAACGCGCTTGCCACCGTAATAAATATTGCCAAACGTAAACGTATCGGGCGTGCCGCCGGTTTCGGTGTTGGTTACTTCCGACAAAGCAATGACATAATAAATTGTGGCGTTGTTGCTAGTAATGCTCATGTCAACAATTGAGCCGCCAACAAAAGCCGAGCCATAAACAACCGGCAGTTTGTTATCGCTTGCCGGTGGCACCGTTGCTCTGCTGCCCGGATTTTCTGCTGCGTAACCGCCATCAAGCGTTGGGCGATCCGGCGCAAACACTCGCGCAACAATCGCGCTTGCCACCATATTGATAGCAAACGCCGTTGCTGCATAAGCAAATGTGCCAGCCGTTAAATTAAAAACACTAGCCGCGATTATTGTTCCGGGCATTATTTATACCAAGTTTCTTCGAGTTTCTCAAAACCAAACTTACTGTATTTTAAGTCTGGCGAATTAACCATTTTGCTTATCGTGTAAAAATTTATTTTGCCCTGCTTTGCCATGCTTTCACATTCTTTTACATAGGCAGTAATCAATCGATATGCCGCCGAGCCGCCCCTAAATTCTGGATCAACCCAATACGCCACCTCGCTGCATTGCTTGGCTTTTGGATTCCAAATGTTTGGAATGATTGCCGCAATTAACATCCCAATTACTACATTATCTTTTTCGGCTAAAAATATAAACCCCATTCCAGCCAATAATTCAGTAAGTAATTTTCTTATGTATTCCTCATCATCGGCATATCGTAGAACATCCAACGGCGCATTTTGTCGATATTGCTTTAGTAATTCAACGATGGCATCAATATCAAATTTGTTTGCCTGTCTTATCATGTCTTTCCTTTTTGTTATGAATTAATGCCTTTGCCAAAATAGTAATTAATCGTGCTAATGTAATTGACGCGATCCATTGAATTATCGCCCGAATTATAAAATTGCCATGAGTTGTTGTTTGTGTATCTGCCTGCAACCCTGTTCTGCAAAATCAACTGAATTGACGATGCTGAAACGGTAATCACGCCAACATAAGACCTTGCTTCTTCCATCCATTGTTCGCCAATGGTAAATGAATTCACATACCCATTGAAGAATTGATATAAGCCCGATTGCGATCCTGAATTACTCCAATCAATAATTGCATTTGATGAATTAACCCATTCAACCAAATTTTGTGATGCATTTGACCAAGCAACATTTGACGAATTAATAAGCTGATTATTTTCATCAAAAAAACCATGCCACATCTCAATTTGCGATCCCTTGATGTCAGCGCCCAAAACTAGCGCCAGCATCGATGTATCAATACCGACCAATGTGACCGTTGTTTCCGCTGCGGTGGATTTGATGTCGCGCTGAACCGAACCAACCGATACAAGCTGCCCAAGTGCAGTAAACGGCAAAGCATCAATCGAAGAAATGGTTAATGCGGTTGGCGTTGTGGCAAATCGATATGTTCCGCTGCCGGTTGTAAGCCGAACAAAATTGGCATATCGAATATTGTTGGTATTTTCTACTGGTGGAATTATATTCACAACACCACCTCAATTGCTTTAAATCCACCATTCCACGCAATGAATGAATCATTGGTCATTGGCACCAGCGTATATGTTGGGTAATCACGCATAACAACCGGAAAAGTAATGCCGGTATATGTGCTGCCACCTAGCGATGTGGTCGTGCCAAACTGCCCTATAACCGCCCCTATGGGCGATGCCACGGTGGTCATTACAGTCCGATGCACCGGAATGTTTACTGTTAAGCTTGCGCCCCGCTGAACATCTGCGGTGGCAATATATGCGTATCTGTCGATCTGGATGAAATCGCCTGTTTTGACAATAAACGAAGCGGCAGATATTGAAGGCAATGTACCTAATACAATGGTCTTGCCGGTTGTGCCGGTTTCAATTGTGCAAGCATTAATTTGCACGCTGTTCATATCGCCACGATATGCGATGTAGTTTAGCCAACCAGTTGTGCCGAAGTTTAGGTATTGCTCATTTTGCCGGTCGGCCTGCCGCAGCGTTGACAGGATTGATCGGCTTTGCGAATACAACAAATAGTTCATTGGCTTGATTTCAAATTCAAACGGTTGAACCGTCAAGATTTCAGCGGTGCTTAACCGCATATTTCTTGAAAGCATTTGACCCACAAATTTGTGGTCATTAATGCCGACCGATTCGGCAACCGCTAGAATATTTTGCAATGACATGATTTACCTTAGTTCGCCATCATAACAACCCAATTTGTGCCATCCGATTGGAGCCATGCAAACCTTCCAGCAGTTGCCGCAAGAATAGCAGTTCCGGGCGTAGATGATGCCAATGGCACCACGTTTGCCGATGCGCTTATTACTGCCGTTGCTGTAATGTTTTTGATTAATAAAATTTTTCCAGCATAGGCGGCAGCAGATAACAATGTTATTGTTGGCGCGGTTGTTGTAATAATTAAACTAAAATCATCAATCAATTGAGTATAAGTTGCGGCATTGATTGTTTTAATATTTGAAGTTTCAAAGCCCCTGACAATTGTATTTGGTGAATTAATATTTGTCGTGCCAGTAGAGCCAGAAATTGCCGAGCCGATATTAATATTTGTGATTGATCCAGATACGCCAGCGCCGCCAATGTTAATTGTTTTTGTTGTGGCGTTTGTTGTTGCGCCGCTGCCAAAATTCAAAGTTTGCGCGCCTGTTGATTGACCAACAGTAATCGCCCCTGTTCCAGCGGTGCCGCCAATTGTTATTGTTCCCGATGTTTGTGACGGCGCTAAACTAATATTGGTTGTTGTATTGTTCAGCGCAAATGTAAAATTGCCGCCGCTTATAGTTCCCAAATAAGTTATATTTGCGCCGACAATATTGTAAGCGGCATCATAATATGCAAAATTGGCATCAAGGTTTGCCAATGGAATTGTTGATGTGCTAGATGCAAAAGAATTTGGAACGGACATTTTTTTTCCTTATCTCGAAACCGGTAGCGAACGATTTGCAGACTGATACGCTGCCCAAATTGTTTGCTTATTAGATGCCAGAAACTGCGTTGCTGATTGCGTATCAATTGCGCTCATATTGGCGATGTAATTGCCGTTGACCGTCAAGCCGCCGCCGCCACTGTTTGCCATTTGCTGCCATGACCCTTGCGGTATGATTGTGCCGGGCATTCTCGGAATAAATAACTCCGGGCCATTTTCACCCACAATCGATGGGCGATCAATATAGCCGCCCGATGCCTTCTTGCCAATGTTTGCGCCAATCGTGCCGGGGCCGAATGACGAAGTAAACGCGCCCCAAAGTTGTTTGAAAATCATTGTGGCTTGCGCTTTCATTTCCATATAAAGCAAATCTTTAATCACGCTGCCAACAAAATCTTTGAAATTTAATTTGCCGGTTTCGACAAAAGTGCGCAACGCTGTTTCCATGTTAGACATGACAGATTGAAATGCCGCTTCGCCGCGCAACGATGCCTTTTCCGCTGTTTCGGAATATCGTTTGAAAGCTTCATCCCATCCAGCCGACCACGATTTTTGGCGTTCGATTTCTCTGTTTAAATTGTCTTGACGTAGATTGTTTAAGTTTTGCTCAACATTTAATTCATCCATCCACAATTCATAGGCCTTGCGCTTTTTTAATTCGAACAATTCTTGCGCGTATTTTTGTTCTTCTGCTGGCGCTCTTTCCTTTTCAACCATTGCTGCTCGTTCAGCCTCAACTAACCTTTGCTGAATTTCATAAATATTTTGTTTGTTTTGTAATTCTAATTGGCGTTGTTGATAAGCATTTGTCGAAAGCAAGTATCTATTGCTTTCAAGATTCAGCATATCCGTTTCTATTTTTTCTTCATTTTTTAGCGCATCTTCTTTTAATTTATACAAAGACAAAACTGCTCTTTTTTCTGCTTCGTATTTTTCAAAAATTTTATCGCGTTGTGATTTCTCAATATCGCGCCTAACTCCCGATTTTCCTGTTGCTAATGCGCCTTCATCTAATGGTTCCGGTTCGGCCATCAATTTGTCCATGCCAAAATAAGCGGCAGCACCACCGGCAGCGGTCAACGCAAGCAACCACGGATTTGTAAGCGCAATCACACGAAGCGCCGAAGCAAACGCAATTACGCCCTTCACGGCGGTCACGCCAAACGCAACTGCAATTGCAACGCCTAAAGCTTGGAAAGCTTTGGTCATTGCTTCGATGCGATCTTCCGCAGGAATTTTATTGATCAAATCTGACACCGGTTTAATTGCAGCCAGCGCAGCAATCTGCATATCGCCAAAGAAAATTTCAATCTTTTGCGCCGCATCTGCTGCCGCCCGAATTGCTTCGGCCTGCTTTTCAAAACCGCCTGCTGCATTATCTGCGTTATCTGCCATCGCGGAAAAATTAACACCCTTTGCCGCCTTGCCAAACAATTCAAAACCAAGTGCATTGCGCCGCACCTGATCGTCAACCTTTGCCAAGCCGCGCAAAGCTTTATTTTGCAATTCTTCTTGAGTCAGCGTAGCAATATCTTTGATTGATATACCAACCGCAGCAAACGAATCGCGCAGTTTATCGCTGCCTTGCGCAGCCCCATCAATAGCATTTGTGAACGAAGAATAAAATTGACCGACCTTTTGCGCATCGCCGCCCGACATAATTAATGCGCTTCGCAATTCCAATACCTTGCCAATGCTGGTTTCGTTGGCATCCGCTAAGTCGGCAATCTCATCGGCAGCGTGCATCGCGGCAGCGGCAAATGCAACAAATGCAGCGCCCGCAGCAGCAAATGCCGTTTTCATGCCATCGATGGTTTGCTGCGTTTCTTTTAGATTCTTTTTGAACTCTTTACTTTTCTGCTGCGCAGCGTCAACACCCTTGACAAACTCTTTTGTGTCAAGACCGAGTACCGCACCAAGCCGCGCAATTATGCTCATTTAGAATCTTTCGAATTTCTGCTTTTATAGCGTTGGATTTTCTTTGCCAGTTCTTCCGCTAGTGTTTGCAAGATCGTTGATTGGTTTGCTTCCAGCGCCGGGCGAATAAATGGTTTTCCTGCTTTTTTCGCTGTGCCAAATTCTTCACCAAGCGACACCTGCGATTGCTTGACCGATATTATGGCAATTGCTGCATCGCCGTGATAAATATATTTTGATTTCTTATCGCGGTCGTTTGGCCTTCGCGCTTCGACCATAATGCTGTTGCGCATCGTTCCAGTGTTTGCCCTTGCCAATCCTTTTGCATAGGGCGCTGTGATTTTCATAGCATTCCGCAATGCCGGAATTAATACCTTTTTGTTTACATCCGTATAGCCAAATTCATTGCCCATCTCTGTCAAGACGGCATCAAAATCTTGGAAGCCATACGTTTCAAGTGACATCTTTTGCTTTCAAAAAATTATTCGCTTCCGGTTTCATCGACATAAACTCAAGCAATCTCTGGCTTGCAAGCTGCCGCTTTTCCTCATCCGACAATGGCTTGTAAATGTAGTCATGCATGATGCCGAGTATGCCATGCAATGTATAGCTTGGCGCATTTTGTGACCGCATATAATTAAACACCGCAGTCGTTACATATCCCAATGTATTAACGACCGCTTTGTTTCCGATCAAGCCATCATTCAACGCAACCATTACCAGTTCAAAATCTTCTTCTGTCATTACGTCTGGATTCGCACCGTGAGCCAGCATATAAGCGCGAGTCTGTAAACGCAATGACCCAATTAGTTTTTTCGCGTTTCCTCATATCCTGGTGAAATCACTTCCGATATTTTCTTCATCATTTCAATCTGCACCGAAAACGGAAATTCTGCTTCGACATCCGCATACGAAATTTGCGACATATCAAAGCCATCTTCCGCAGGCACCAGCAAGCGAATCATTTGCACAATTCGTTCTTCGGTCTTTGCCGACATTATTGCTAGTTCTTTTATTGATTTGCCATTGACCGTTACATCATCTTCGACCTGCTCAATCTTTGCGTCTGGATCAGCGGCAAAAGATTTTTTTAAATCTTCAAATTTGGCTTGCCATTCAACATCGTCAACGGCCTTTGTAATAGTTTCCATTTCGGATGCAAGCGGAACGCGCACGCGAAGCTTTTGGCCTGCCATTGTAAATTCGCGGATTCGGATGTTGTCCGAATTGATTTTTAGAGATTGTGAAAGTTTCATGTTTTATGCTTTCTTGATAATGCCGTTGTATATTTCATTGTTCAAATCGTTGACGTATTGAACAATCTCGGATGGTGACATCTTATCGGCATGGTTGGCAGCAATTGAATGCACCAACGCAATGCCGGTAAGTTTTTGCTGCGGAAAGCCGAACCAACTTTTAGGGGCGATCAGCGATTGCTCAAGCAAGTACCCAAGCAATTCGCTGTTGTTGTTGATTTGTGTTGTCATATTTTCTCATGTAAAAAAGCCCCCGAAGGGGCGTTGATTAATTGTTAGACCAGCCGTATTGCCCACCGCGAGGATGCACGGTAAAGATGCACTTTGCTTCAGCGCCGGGTTGTGCGTCGATCTGGAATTGCGAAACGCGACCATTAAACGCATAAGCAACTGTGTTGGTTCCCTCTACCGCCGCAACCACGAATGTACGATCCACGGTGCCGTTGTATGCGTCTGCGCGGATTTGCAGCAATGCCGCATCGCTTGGATTCCAAGCCGCCGTGATTGACAGCGAAGTCGGCGCAGACTGTGTTGGGATTTTGTCGGATTGACGCGCACCGGCAACGGAAAAGTTTGCCACTGCGTCATCCTGTCCAAATGCCGGTACTGCCTCGACCGGAACCAGCACACCATTTGCGCCAGTGCCGTTTGCCGATGTGCCGACAATCGCCGCTACTTGCGCAGTCCAGACTGACAGGTTTGCGGTGGTTAATGGCGTTGGGGTTGCCGCTGATTGCATCCAAAGCGATGCACTAAAACCCGGTAATACTTTGTTTGGGATTGCCATGATATGCCCTCAATTAAGGATTGTTAGACCAGCCATATTGACCGCCGCGAGGATGAATCGTAAAGATACATTTCGCCTCGGCACCCGGTTGGGAATCAATCTGAAATTGGCTTACTCGACCATTGAAAGCATAGTTGACAATGTTTGTGCCATCGGTCGCGGAAATGACAAATGTGCGATCCACTGTACCGTTATATGCATCGCCGCGCATTAACAGCAGGTTGGTGTCGCTTGGATTCCATGCGGCAGTAATTGACATCGAAGTCGGTGCCGATTGCGTTGGGATTTTGTCGGATTGTCTTGCGCCTGCAACTGAAAAGTTTGCAACCGCATCATCCTGCCCAAATGCCGGAATAGCTTCAACTGGTAGCAGGTTGCCCGATACAGCAATGGCAGATACGTTTGCATAAGTGGCAAGCTGCGTGTTTGTCAATGCCGTTGGCGTTGCACTAGGTTGGCAATATAGCGAAGCCGAAAAGCCCGGCAATACTTTATTTGGAAGTGCCATTTTTTATTCCTCAAAAAAGTTAAAGATTATTTTATGTCGGAATATCCATTGTGCAATCTAGGTAGATCGAATGTAAGCCGATTTCATTGTCAAAGGTATTGTATAACCAGTCGATATCGATCTTGCTTACATAAAATCCACTAACACCACCGAATTGCCCACTATATCCATGCAACGCCTGTATTATCGTATTTGCTATGCTAAACGCATCTTGCAAAGTTCCTGCATAAATATTGGTTTGGAATACTGGTCGATCAATACCTTTTACCGATTGCGTTGTGCCGGTATAAACTGGTTGATGCACATTGCGCAGATTCCAAGTTATAAATTTTTGTTGTGATGCAAAGTTCCTGTTAAATGATCCATACACCGGCACTGGCGAAGCCGTTGCGGTCAACTGCGCTTGTATCGCCACCGCATAATTGCTTGGGTTGTTTTGCCCCGCCATTGTTATACCTGTGTCGATGGATCATTGTGATAACACAAAAATGTTACTTTCATCCGATCATTTGATTCGATGGCGCTGTCAATTCGCCAATCTAAACCACGCCACATAATCGAATAAATGTTTTGATTGTCATACATATCGCGTGTAAATGGCGTGAAATTAAACACAAAATTAATCATGCCTGCATACACTCGATATTTATCTGTAATCCTTAACTCATTCTTTACTTCCCGAATTTCGGGTTTGCTCTGAAACT